CTGACCGCGCATAGGAAAGTCCCCGTATCTCTCCCACCAAAGATTTATAATGCTCCCAATCCTTGGCAACATCATTCGCTAGAGCGTCCGCGAGTTCCTGTTCACGCTCTCGCAGCACCTTATACAAATACGCAGCTAATGCAACACCGTCCATCAATCTTCCTGATACAAGTTATTGAATATCTTGTTTACGTCCAGAGTGTAGTCAAGGTCAGACTTTGAGTAGTGTACTTGTTGAGACGGCCTGAAATCTGGCGCACCCTCCCCAACCTCAAACCACGCTGGATGTGTAACCCGAACTCTGTTGTTAGGTAACGCCACTATATTCCCCGTCCAATCTCCAGCATCCAATAGCTGGAGAACATGCGACTGCTTGTGTTGAGCAGGGTCATCAGCAATCTCACTTTCCGTATAGTCCACGGTGAATAAGTATTTCGCCGGATACATCTCTCCAGCTATCTTCGCCATCCAAGGACAGGGGGTAGCTCTGTCCATAACGTAAACGGCATGATGATGTGACGAACAATCCCACGGTTGAGCATCATACGTCTGCATGGGATCAGGCCACTCCTCCAAAGGAATGTCCGCCACCAACGCAGTGATAGGCATTCTTGCCCACATTGCTCCGCCATGTACTGTGTCTTCTTCCTCGTCCTCTGCCTCGCAACCCGTGAAGATAACCTGAAAACTAAGACACCTATTCGGCATCGAAGTCACACCTATCACCATCGCATGCAGGAACTCTCCGTGGTACTGCTCATGATTATGAGTATACTCACGCCTCACCCATGCCTTAAAATAAGGCACGTTAGAATGTAAATAAGCCATGTGTTATTTAGCGCGACCGCCCTTTTTCATTTTTACTTTAGTGCGACCACCAACCTTCATACCCTTGGGTTTAGCGCGACCACCGACTCTCATGCCTTTGGGTTTCATCTTAGCGCGACCACCGACCTTCATTCTTACTTTGCCGCCAGCCTTTTTACCTTTTTTCTTCATCGCCATGTCCGGCTCCCTAGATAAAGTATATGTATTAATATACAGGACTTTTCTTAATGTCAATTTTCTTTGGCACACAATACGCAACAACACGATCTTTAGCTGCAATACCGTGAGAACTGTATCTTTGCACCAGAAGTGAGGCCATCGCATTACAGTGATCCACACGGTAAAAATACATGTCTTCAACAACCAACTCTCTTGACGCTCCATAACCCACGAACAACAAGAGAGCAAAGACGTACATCAGAACATTAATTCAAAATGCGGAGCATCTATGAACGGCCTACGCGCCTGTGATCTGCGTGTATCAATGTACGAACACATAGCGTGTTCTGCGGTCCCATCGTAAGCGCCAAGGTCATCAATAGTCCATGCCGCTCCCCAACGGAGTTTTACTCCCACTGCCTCTGCAGCCTCCTTCATAGCATCGGCAATCTCGTCATAGAGGTTAAGCTCCCAACGACCTCCACCATCACAATAAGCCATCAAGTCTACAGCATTACCGTCGATGTGTTTTGACCGCATGGTTTGAGATGCCCCTTTTGCAACTAACGCCTTCTGCTCCTCTATCGTTCGAAGGCCGCAGATCACACTGAAGTCCTGCTTCGTAACGCCGATGGCGTACTTCACGACAGTTACCAGATCGTCGTTGACCCCTTCTAGCCTTGAAAGGCTTCGCTTTCCTAACTTGTATCCCATGATTCATCCTTTATTTGCTATGTGTTTAGCTTGTTGCCGAATAAGTTCCTGTTGTTTCTTTAAGTCAAGCCACTGTTGGTCAGCCTCAGATAGCTTTGGAAAAGGAACTACCTTCTCGGTCATTTAGCTGCGTACTTGGATATGGCCCGATTTCCGAACCAGAAAGCTAAAACTGCGCTCATGAGTCCGGCAGTTTCTGGGTCCCACATAAGCTCTACCGCTTCCGTCCAATCACCCCCAGATTGTCCCACCTTGACCATGATGACTACCTTGGTGGCTACGAACAATCCGAAAAAGGCATAAGTAATGACAGGACGCACAGAACCCCGAAGAGCGTTGATAAATCCCCCAGCGTCGATAGATCGGTCATGCTCATATAACCCCTTCGTTTCCGCAATATCCGCCTGCTTGTCCAACTCAACCAGCTTCATCTCAGAACGCTTCTGTGCCAACTGGGTTTCTAACTGCATCATCTCCATACGATGCTTTTGAACCTGATTAGCTTTAAAATAGCTAAGTACCTCGGGCAGGAAAGAACTCCCAAAGCCTAGCAAACTTCCCAATAATGCCATCATTTCTCTGATCCTAACCATACGGCGAACGCGCCCGTCATGGACCCAGAACAAATTGATATCATCGCGGACTGCTGTGTGGACAAATCCTCTAAAGTCATTCCCCACTCCAGAACCCGTATATACATCACGGTCATTACAAACATCATAAGTCTCGGCATCAACCGATATTCCAGTATCGTCTTAAAAGTCATAGTCATTAGAAACCTCCTTTCAGGCCATCTAATATCTCCGATAAACTAGGGCGTTTATCTTTCTTCTCATACAAACAACTAAAAACCTTCGGGCATTCGGAAAAACTCTTCGTAGGGTAGTGATACCCCAAGCCACCATATCCCGCTGTGAACCTATAAACGCACACCTTTTGACCGTTTTCGGCTGTAAGTCGTTTCCATAAGTGACACTGAACATGCGTTGGATTAGCTACTCCAGCAAGAGTTACAGACAAAATAAGAACGTTTATCATTGCGTAACCAATACTATTAAATACATACCACCGCCTAAAACGCCAATTATACCAAGGCTTAACGCACCAATAGCCATGTTGTTCTGTATCTGGCGCTTGGCTTCCATAGCCGCGTAAACAGTCTCTTCCCGTTCAGCGCGTATCTTACGGCGCATGCCTAGCATCTCATCATAAGTCCCCAAGCCAAACCTATAGTCCAGCATGAACTTAATTTCTTTTTCTTTTTCAAGTAAGGTCTTCTTACGGATCACGATATCCATAGCTTGCTGCTCTATGTTATCGGTTCCGTGTGTTTTCTTGTCTAGCCAAGTTGGGTTTTTACGTTGAGTCTCTGCCCTGCTTATATCCGCAACAGCACAATACCACTGCCCAAGCTGCTTGCTGACGTCCTGCATCTCACGACCAGCGCCAACCAACATCTTCACGCCCTTAAACGCGGCGTTAGCTGCGGCAAAAGCCGTCACAGGATCAATCATTTATCTCTCCAACATGCGATCCATCTTAGAGTCTAAAGCGTCCAACCTCACGATAACTCGGTTTATGTCGGTGGTGTTTTCAACCTTCGTGACATACTCCTTCGCCATCTCTTCTCTAGTGCGATTCAAAAGTATCTGCAAACGGGCCACTTCAGAAACTTGGCTTCTAACAAACCAGCCTAAGCCACCAATAATAGCCGTTAAAACACCGCTCCATAAAAACTCTGGACTCATTACTCTCTTCGCATCGATGCCTGACGCTGCACCTCAATACGCTCCTGATTAACCGCATTGCGATTATCGGCTATCTCTTCTTGTAAATCAAGTCGAGCAGCGTCAGTAACGGCACGTTGTTCCAGCTTGGCACCCTCTATCTCTATCTTAGCCTGATCTATCGCCGCCTTATGCTCCGCCTCCATCTGCTTGATCTGAAGCTCCTGCATTCGAATCTTAACCAACGGGTCTTCTCCCGCAGATTGCTGTCCCGCTGCCAACCGAGGCATAATGTCCGACATTAACTCAGCCTCTACCACGGCAACCTGAGCTTCTACCTGCTCTGGCGAAAACTGTTGAGGCGGTAGCTGCTGACTTTGAGCCTGCATAGCAATAGCCTGTAGTTGTTCCATGACCGACTCACGAGCCTTCATAGATACATGCTCCAACACATGCGTAAACAACCCCGCTAAAACAGGGGGAGTCTTCTGCAATATGGGTAAACTTAACAGGCTCAAGTGAGACTGTATGTGAGCGTCATGGTCTTGAGTAGGAAATGCCTTGGCTGGCTGGCCCGAGATCATGTCCGCGTTCTCCATTGCAGGGTCCTTTGGCTGCGGTTGAGGAGGGGGCGGAAGTATCTCGTTAATGTTTTGCACCTCCAACGCCTGATACATTCTTCGATAGGCTGCATGGAGGTTATGCATTTGCGGGTTTGACTGAGCCAACTGGAGTTGCTGTTGGGCCAATGTAACGCGCTGCGCCATCGAAAAAATGTTAGGGTCACTGACGGGGAGGACGTCAACCCTGCCGTCGAAGTCTTGCGCCTTAACCTGCTGGGGTGCGCCAGCTACCTCATATGGGTAAACGGGAGGTAAGTTTTCAGCGAAGATACGCGCCAAAAGCCGAAACTCGGTTTTCTGCGCGTAGTGCAAACGTTTGTGAATCGCGGACATAACCTTCGATCCACGTTCCAATAACGCAACAGTCGTTCCAACTGGCGTCTCTTGGTTCATGTCGGATACCTGTTGGTCCGCCACAGATATAAAGCGTCTTCCATCCGCAACCAAACCGCCAAGCATCTGTGCTAAGGTAGCCGATGGCTCCTTATACGGCAGAGGAATAATCGAGTCCCTAATCGCACCCCCCGGAACATCAATGTCCCGCCATTCTCCGGGTTGCAATGGCTCGTCAGAGTTACGAACGCGAACGCCACGGGCCTTGAAACCCGCAGGTAAATTCGAAAGCGTACCCGCATCAATTAACTGACGCAGCAAGCTTGTCGAGGCACGGCCTAACCCGCCAATCATATGCACTAAACCAAAGCCATAGAACCCTAATCCGGGCATAAACTTATAATGTACGAAGTATTGACGCTTGCGCATCATGGGATCACCCATGTCAAAGTTGCGCCGAATAGACAGAATCTGTCCCGAGTTGTCATCAATCGTAATGATGTACGGTAGCTTTATGCCCGATGGCTCTCCCGTCTGAGGATTCATGTCCTCAAAACCCTCAATGTCCATGTCCGCATGCATCTCTAGCACCGTCAAAACATCGTCAGAGTAATTCTTGGACAGCCCCTCTAGCTCATTGACCTTCTGACGAACAGAGTCAGCCTCAACCTCCCCGCCCTCCTTTAGATCAACATCACGGTACATACCACCAACCTGCATCTTGCGCACATCGTTGATGTCCATACGCAATACATGCGTAACCCGATTGCTTGTAGCTAAGTCAGAGGCAGAGTACGGTACAACCAAGTCTTGTGCTGGTATGAATTGTGCAACTGCACGTTGCTTCGTGGGATCGAAGTAAACCTTCTTAAACGTAGAGCCAGACAACGGGAGATAAAACAGCATCTGATCCATGTCCGGATCATACTCTTCCATGATCTCCGTAATCTGGTAGTTCATAAAGTGCTCTACCCGATTGGCCTGATCCTCACGAGCTTGGTCCTGCAAACCCATAAGACGAGTTCTAACAGGGCCACCCGCTGGCAAAAGCTCCTTGTATGCCTGCGCCTGAAACTGCGTCACACTCTCGCTAATCATGGGATGCACAATACCGGACGCACCCTCAAACGGAGTTGTGCGCTCCTCGGCCTTTAACCCAAGTAAATCTAAACCCTTGGTATACGTCTCTTCCCAATCGGACCTCGACTCTAAATCTTCCTCATATAAGCCGCGAAGATCGGAGGACATCTCCCCAAGAACGCCCTCATCCAAGTATTCTGCCAAGTTAGCGTCAAACGGAATGTCATCAGGTATATCTATAGGCATCTCTTCCATAGACTGAACTATTGCCCCGCCCATGCCGTCATCTATAACCTCGGCTCCGTTAGGAAACTCCATAGGAACATCAATCGGCACTTCTATGTCTGGTGACATCACCATCAGTAATACTCCCGTTTACGAGGTTTCCATTCATCCTCTAGGTCATCTTCGCCGTCCAGATAGATAAAACCACCCTGCCGAAAACGCATCAAAGCTAGGGT